TATTAACCTGCATTTTATAGATTCCGGAACTTAACGTGGGAAATTCAGGGTGTACATAATTGTTTGCATTCTCGGCTATTCCTGCAAGCTTGTCTTTTTCTTCATCGGTAAATCTGGAGTCAGTGTAATCGTTTGCCGACTTCAAGATTTCAGACGTTTTTATATCCGTATAGCTTTCAGATGAATTTAATGTATCTGCTGCTTTGCTGTCTGTATAATTCTTCGCTGACTGCAATGTATCTGCGCATCTTGTATCTGTATATTCTTTAGCTGATTTCAGCGCCGCACTTGCCGATCCAGATTCATCATAACTCCCTCCTCCGCCTCCTGTACTGGAGCTTGAAACTGTACTGACTGAATTACTTATCTGTCCTGTAATAGTTGCTGTTTCAGTACCCAGACAAATTTTATTTGCAGTCGGATCGGTCAAGTTTAACGATAATTTTGATACAACATACAACGCATTTTCTAAATTATGGGGTTTAGAATTTACACGTACGTACTGAGCAATTTTAAATCTGTCTATTTCCGTATTTACTCCCGATAGATCCGCCGCCGTAAGCTCTATTGACAACGCTTTACCCATAGATTTTAAATGTGATTCTCCGTATCTCACCAATGTACCCGGCAACACAACATCGTCAAAAATCAGTACTTTTTCTATCCAGCCGTATTTTTCTACTGCTGACTGTGAATACAGGCAATTCAGATATGTTGTAGTTCCGCCTACTTTTCCCGTTACCTGAAATATATCCTTTGAATCAGTAATAGATTGGGACGCATTCCAACCGCCTATATTATGACGTGATCCGCTCCCCTCCTCTCCTCCGTCCATACGTTCTTTACCAAGAGGAATTACCGCCGTCACCAGACTGTCCGCTTCTATATTTTTCTTAAAACTTAAAAGATTTTCTCCTAATTCTATTTTCTGACTGCACGTCACAGACGGACTGCTTAAATAATCAATATAATTTCCGTCCTCCTCATGCCTTATATAAAGATATCCTCCGTACCTTTCTATCAACTTCTGCTGTATTGATTCATATGTATTCAGAAATGTACTGTCCGCCGCTGAAATCAGGTTGTCTGTATTGGAATTATCTCCGTCTGTTACATTTACTATCCCTATTTTAAATGAATGTATATCATCTATACCCGCTTTTTCATTGTGACGCTGAATAAAAAACGACAGTAATTCATGAATTGTTTTACGGCTTTCTCCTTCGGAATAATCGTAATTCTGCTGAATCGTATCACACAGAAACGCCAATTCTCCTTCACATATAACCTTTTTTTCGTTGTAAAATCCTAATTCCGTACTCAGTACCCTTCCTCGGAAAAGCGGCTCTGCTTCACCGTCTTTCACTATCTGTACTATTGATTTTGTATTATCTGTCAATTCATAGCACGGATGTGAAGGATACATTGTAAACGTAAACGTCCCGGCAGCATTTACTGCAAGGTCAACCTGAGGATTAATTAATTCGTACCCAGGACGGTCGTACTTTCCTGTTCCAAAGAAAAATTGTCCGTCAATTGTTACTATATACATTATTCCCTCCTTACAGTTTTGCCTGCGGTATTGCTATACTTACCGTTCCCGACGTTTCTGTTGAAATTTTTATATCATGAACACCGCTTATTACTACTGGTATAGCAGAACCCGGACTGGTAAGATTTGTATACTTCCCGTATAAAATACCGTCAATGTACAAATCCCATCTTTTCACATTATCTGAAACAGAAAATTTTGCCCTTACAACTTTTCTTCCGAAATCTATCTGAAAATCGGTTTCTCTTTCAAATCCGAAATTACGGTCGGCGTATTCCTGTATGGAAAGCGTACCGTCACTGGAAACATATCGGTTTAAAAGTGCCAGATCTTCCTTCGTTACCATACCGTCAAGATTCATATCAGCACGCGTTATCTGGTCTTTAGTTATTGCGCTTGCCCCTATTAATCCGTTCAATTTACCCGAATCGATCACATCAATAACACCGTCCTTATTCACGTCTCCGTATCCGGCAGGGAAAGTCACAGATTTCAAGGTTTTCGTTATAACCTTATCGGTTATACTCACTTTATACGGCTCGCAGTCGCATTCAATTATTATTCTGCTGATTCTGCTTTCCGTAAGACTGATCGACGTAATCCTGCCGATATAACGGTAACCTGAATCATCGTCCAATATAATACTGTCAAAATGTTTGCCATGCAAACTATTTTGTATATCCGAATACATTGAAAGCAGTTCATTTCCTAAAAGCTCGGTACTGAATTCAAGTTTGATTTTCCTGTTGTTGTATTTTACATCACCGAAATATTCCGTCATATCAAGACTGCCGTCTGCGCCCGGAATATCAACTGTTTCAAGCTTTGGGGACGGTGTTTCAATAGTTTTCTTTGAAAGTACCAGTCCATAGCTGCTTGTATGGATTTCTCCGAATTTTACTCCCTTATACATTAACGCAGTCCCCTCCTTTTCATTCTGCTTATATTACCCAATGCTCCGTCCATTGCAGGGGCGATTTCTCCAACCAGCGCACCGCTGTCAAGGTACACCTTTTGTCCCTTGATTACTTCAATCAGCTCGTTTAGCTTGTTTAGTATCGCTGTGTTGGACGGCGCTCCGCCCATAGAATCAGTAACCTTTGCGGCAACTTTGTCAATCCATTCGGTATTGTTTTCTAGTGGGACTATGGCTTCTGCTCCGTCTTCGCCGACACGTGCAACATGTTCACGCGTTACTATACCGCCTTTTGCATGACCGGTTAATTTCTTTGTGCTTGCTACAATTTCAGCAGTGGAAACGTTTACAGAATAACCGGACATAAGACTCGAAAATGTATCTCTCAATCCCGAAAGCGTTGTTATTACGCCCTCGGCAGCCGATACAGCTCCATTACCCCAGGTTGTCATAGCATTGCTGCCCTCAGCAGAATAATCAACATTTAATTCATTTCTTACATTACCCGTAAAATCTGTTACATCACCAAGTGCTTTCTGCCATTCTTTTTCCGATTCATTAACGAGATTTTCAAGCTGATCTATCTGTTCTTGAGTAACACCCGGCATACCGTTTTTTAGTGCTGTTTTCATATTGGCAACTTCTTCTTTAAGATTTGAAGTCTGCCTTTCGAGAGATTTTGCATCTGCGGTTTCAGCGGTTAAAAATCCTTTTGTCATTTTTTCAAGAGCTTCATTGATAGACGCCATATCGCCGTTTGCAATAGCTTCACCAAGTCCTTCATAATTTTCTATTGTGCTGCAATAGCCAAAATAAGCATTCTCTGCATCATTAAGCGCCGCTTCATGCGTATCTAACTGATTGTTCAGCCCCTCAAGCTTATTAGTTAGCTC